CCAAGGCCATGAAGCGCTGCGGAGAGGTCTGGCTGTCGATGGCCCGCGAGGTGTACGTTGAGGGGGGCCGCAAGATGAAGGGCATCAGCCCTGACGGCGACCCGATGCAGATCGAGCTGATGAAGCCGATGATCACCGAGGCCGGCGAGATGGCGCTGTCCAACGACCTAGGCGCCGCGAAGATGGACGTTAACGTTGAGGTCGGCCCCAGCAGCAGCAGCAAGCGCGCTGCTACGGTGCGGGCGCTCACGGGCATGATGCAGATCACGCAAGATCCAGAGACCTCGCAAGTGCTGCAAGCCATGGCCATGATGAACATGGAGGGCGAGGGCATTGGAGATGTGAGGGACTACTTCCGCAAACGCCTGTTGAAGATGGGCGTTGTCAAGCCGACCGACGAGGAAGCGCAGGAGATGATGGTCGAGCTGCAGGGCCAGCCGCAAGACCCGAACGCGGTATTCCTCCAGGCCGCGGCCGAGGAGGCCCAGGCCAAGGCCGCCAAGGCCCGCGCCGATGTGCTGAACACGGTTGCCCAGGCAGAACTCAACCAGGCCAAGACCGTCGAGACGCTGGCGAAGGTCGGCGGCGAGGCCGCTGGCGAGGCCGTGGCTGCGGCAACGAGCCCAGGACCTATGGCCGCCATGCCTGAGCCGGACGAAAAGCGCCTGCTTGAACTCGAAGCCCTGCGCCTAGAGAACGAGATGCGTCGGCGCAAGGTCGATTCCACTGATTCGCAGATCGAGCAACTGCGCGCCGAGCGCCAGGCGAACGACAATATGATGGCGGCATCCCAGCAGATGCAGGACGCCGTGGTCGGCCTGGGGCAGACCGCTGCGGCCATTGCGCAGGCTGTAGGCACAATGAGCGAGGCCGTGGGTCAGTTTGCCGAGGTCAGCAGCAAGAACACTGACAAGGCGATCCAGGCCCTGAGCAAGCCCAAGCGCGTGGTGCGCGAGAAGGGCCGCATCGCCCGCATTGAGACGGAGGACTAAACGATGGCCGACAACGTAGGCTATACCCCAGGCGTTGGCGCAATAGTCGCGGCCGACGACATCGCTGGCGTGCTGCACCAGCGCGTCAAGATCGGCATCGGCGGGGACGGGGTGGCCGTTGATCTGTCGGCAGCGAACCCGATGCCGATCACGGCATCCACGCCGCTGGCGGTGACGGGCGGCCTGACCGACGCCGAGCTGCGCGCCACGCCTGTTCCTGTGTCTGGCCCGTTGACGGACGCGCAACTCAGGGCTTCTGCGGTTGCGGTGACGGGTGGTTTGACGGACGCGCAGTTGCGTGCCACGCCGATTGAAGTCGAGTTGGTGGCGTCGTCTCTCTCCAGTCCGCTACAAGTAATTGACACCGTGGCTGATGAGTCCGCGCAGGACATGATCCTGCTTCTGACTCGGATGCTGAACTACTTGAACGCTCCGATGGGGTATGACAAGAGTTTGCAGCGCCAGCGCGGAACAGTGACCGTTGAGTCAGGCACGGTCACCACGGTTTCTACGGTCACCACGGTAACCACTGTGGGCGCAGTAACCTCCTTGAACAACATGGACGGATACAACGCCCGTATGCCGGTGCTGGATCAAAACCGCAGCGCCTGGGCGCAATGTGTGCGCGCTCGCATCACTTAAGGAACTGACATGGCAAACACGTTCAAGAAAGTCATTGACACGCTGGTATGGCGGCAAGTGCCGCCCATGCCCAATGCCCATGCGGCAGCGGTGGCGGTGTGTAGCGACCTGCGTAATGACATTTCGCGCAACCCATTCGTTTACCAGTTGGTGTCGGCGGCGATCCTGAATCGCTACAACATCGTCACCAAGGGCGCTGCTTTTGCGGTGAACCCCGGTCTTGGTGGTACGTTTGGTGCGGGTGCAGCCTCGGCATTCGTTCCATCGTTCGGTCTTGTGGGCACGATTGCTGCTGGTGCTACGACAACTTCTGTGACGCTGACAACCGCCCTGCCTACAGCCGTGGGCGTGAACATGCTGGCCAACCGTGGCGGCTCTGGTGAATACGGCTTCAAGCTGCGCATCATCGACAACGGCGCAGGCGGATCGGGTAAGACGGTAGAGCGGTATATCACCGGCAACACGGCCAGCACGACTCCCGTTATCACGGTGCTGTCGGCATTCGGCTTTACGCCTGTCAGCGGCTCACGCTACGAAATCGTGGCAGGTCGCGTGATGATGTTGTCGGCAGGCACTCTTGCTGCGACCTCATGGCGGTCGTTTGAGGTAGCTACCAACACGCTTGCGTCAATGACGCAAACCAACCTCCCTGCGACGATTGCTACCGACTCAAGCCTGATGGTGCTGGATGAGCAGTATGTGCCGTTCAACAACAGCCCCGGCGACGGGATGGTCAAGGGGGCGTACAACTATGACACCGGGGTTGTGAGTCGCTACGCTCTAACGGCTACAGCCACTGGTGCTTCAAGCCTGACCGGACAAGCAACGCTCGGTGACGCTGTGGTGCTGGCGAACGAGTACCGCAACTTCCAGATTCGGATCGTAGAGGACACCACCAACGTGACGGCGGTTGGGCAGCGGCGCATTATTGCCTCGCACACCGCAGGCCCTTCGGCGGTTTACACCTTGGGCACGGCCTGGACGGTGACACCTTCCGCGACGGCCAAGTTCGTGATCGAACTCCCGAACCTCTGTCTGCTGCGTTCGTCCGCAACCACCACGGTTTACACCTACAACTACACCGACGCGACGATCAACAACGGCACCAACAGTATTGCCGCCAACGCTTGGAGCACAACGTACTTTGCGGTTGCTCCTGCTGCGAACGCTGCGGGCGGTATGTGGGCACCGTCCTTTGGAATTGAGCCGGACCAGAACAGGTATGGCCGGCAGTCGTTCTGCTATTTCTTCCGAGGTGGCGCGGCCACGCTGGATGTGCTGGATATTGCAGGCGGCACAACTGGTGCTTGGACTGGCGCAATTGTTTACGACGGCTCGCCCGGTGCGCTACCAGCCACGGGGTCAGGTGGGTGTTACAGCCCCTTTGATAACGAGGGCCGGATGTTCTACATGAATCTGTATGTGGCCTCGCAGATCAGCCAAATGTACAGGTTTGACGTAGAGAATCGCGTGCTGTCTGTGTTCACTCCGACAGACTTTTTGCAGTCAGGTGGCGCTGCTTTGGGGAATCGGGTGGCGTGTTATTGCGCCATTGACGGCACGGACACTTACGACACGGTGTTCTTGCAATCGCATCTGTCCACAGTCGCACAAGAATGTGTGGTGCTGGTATGAGCATCGATGAACTGATCCAACTGGTGAGCTACAAACTGTCGGCGCTGAATTCAGCGCGTGCGTCTGCTGTAGCGGTGGGTGATCTGAATCAGGTCGTGGCGCTGGATTCGCAGATCAATCAGACGCAGTTGACGCTGGATCAACTCCGCACGCTTGCCTAACCCGTGTTTCTCACGCTGCTTCAGTCGCGGGGCGGGCCGGTCCCGCCTCCAGTGCCGTCTGGAGGAGGCGGGTCTGGCACCGCCGCTAGCCGCCGCACGCGGGGCTGGATGCGCGAACGCGCCATGCTGGAAGCCAGCCTGGAGCAGTTTGAGCAGGAGCACATGCGTCGCATTGCGCGCACGATGGCCACCTCGGAAGAGCCGCAGGCCAATCGCATTGCGCGCAAATTGGCCGACTACGATGGCGAGTTGGACCAGATTCAAAGCCTTCAGCGCGAGCTCGGCAAGCTCGAAGCCGCGCAGCGCAGCCGCATCACGACCGCCCAGCGCGACGCCGACCTGCAGGCCGCTGCGGCCGAACTGCGTGAGATCCTGCGCGACGAAAGGGACACCATTGATGCATTGCTGGCAGTTGACGAGTTCAACTCGCGAGCCGTGTTCGCGGCACTTGGGGTGACGTTGCACTGAAACCGCCGCATCGAGCGGCAACGGCACCCGCGCAGCCGCCAATGCGTGAGATGAAGGAAGACCATGCCAGCAGAGATTGAAGTCACTCAACCCGACGGCTCCAGCGAGACACCTGCACTCGACGAACTGGAGGCCCAGGACGCACAGGCCGCAGAACCAGAAGCCGAAGATCCAGCATCAGACACCGAAGGCGAGCAGGAGCTCAAAATCACCCTCGGCGGCCAGACGCTGACTGAACCTGAGCCCGAGGCCGAACGGGCACCGGAGTGGGTGCGCGACCTGCGCAAGAGCCACCGCGAGTTGCAGCGCAAGGTGCGTGAGTACGAGTCCCGCGAGCAGACAGCGCCGGCCCAGGCCGCCATCCCCATACTCAGCGCCAAGCCCAAGCTCGAAGACCACGACTACGACACCGACCGCTACGAGACGGCGCTGGAGTCCTGGTACAAGCAGAAGGACGCCGTGGAGTCTGCCAAGCGCCAGCAGCAGCAACAGGCCGAGGAGCAGCAACGCACCTGGCAGTCCAAGCTCGATGGCTACGCCAAGGCCAAGACCGAACTGAAGGTCCGCGACTACGAGGACGCCGAGGCCACGGTGCAGGAGACGCTGAACGTGGTGCAGCAAGGCGTGGTGCTGCAGGGCGCGGAGAACCCCGCCCTGGTGGTCTACGCGCTGGGCAAGAACCCCAAGAA